CGGCTGTTGCTGTTGATGAAAGAAACTCAGGTGGTACATAAGCAACTGGCAAACCAGCCAAGTCACGCTCAATACCGATTGCTTCAATCTCTTCAATACGACGCTTGAAATACCATGAGCGATAAGCGTTACGGAGAAGAGAGCGACCTTCAGGGTTATTCTTTTGTGAACTGGTACGGAATAGCAAAGACTTTTCGATTGGAATATGGTGGATACCGCCCGAGGATGGGTCTACTTGAACCATTCCCTGAATACCGCCGTCATCGTCCATCATCCATCGGAATAATGTTTCTTGGGCGCGAATAGGCATTTTGCGCCAGCCAATACGACCATCATTGAATTTAGATTTACGCTGAGGGTCTTTGCTATCACCCTCACGGATTTTGTAAACAATCTCATGATATGAAAAACCAAAGACCAACATTGAAAGCATTTGAGATAAAGCAGAGTCCCAAGACTCGCTCATATCATGCAGACAAGATTCTACGAACGCCGCTACTTCTTTATCTTCAGGAGAAATGTCTCCGTCTTTAGAATCATCTGAAAAAGGGTCTACACGCCACTCAAGACGAGTAATAACTTTCTCGATTGCGAATAGCATTGAGCCGATGGTCGGGTCATTGTCCGCCATCTCTCGATAGATTCTTGCACCGCGTTGTCCGCGAAGGTTTACTAAAAATTCTTCAAATATCGTTCCGCCTGAACGACGCAGACCAGTAGAGCCGAACTCTTGTAAATCAGGCGTTATTTTCTCAGCCATTTAATCCTCTACTCTTTGGTTGCTAATCCGACGACGATTGCTATTGCCTGTTCCTCGTTGAATCCCGCTCTTAATAACTCCGAAAATACTTCGTGAGTTTGAATTGCGAAAGCCCCTAAAACAGACACGACACCCTCACGATTGGGCGAAAGGTTATCGTACACCCGTCGATTATACCGTTAAGCGGATTTAGGCTTTTTAGTACCCGTCTAGGACATATTCAAAAGAGTTAATTCTTTTGGCAATAAGTCCTAAAGCAGATTTCAAAGCCAAATCTCTATCGCCAACTTGAGCAAAGAGACGGTTTTCTAGTTCGCCACCAACTGCATCAAAGCGACGGAAGTAGATGTTGTATGGCAAAACATCCTGCTGAATGTTTAACTCAATCTCAACATATTCTTTTACGGCAATCTCTTGAGATACAAATGGTTTGCCATTTGAATCAACAACAACTTTTGAACCTGCTAATTCCTTTGTGAAGAAATCAGTCCAAGCCATTTACAACCCCTTTCGAGAGTTTATCAACCCCAATAATACTACATCAGGGTTAGAAAGGAAACGACTCAGGGACTTCGGGTTCTTTCTTCCATGTTGGAGCCGACCAAGGGTCTATCTCGCTATCGCCCTCGGCATTGCGGCGAATATCAACAACTTGAACTATGTGGCGCTTCAGGTCTACGCCGACATTAAAGGCGGTTACTGACATCTTGCCCTTTTTTTCTCCTGTGTTTTTATCGTCCCAAGATTCCCAAACAGCGGTGCCTTGAATGATTACACCCATTCCCTTTTTCAAGGACTCGGCAACATTCTCTGCAAGTTTGTTCCAGCACTTAACTGACCATGGAGTGACATCGGTATTTTCCCAGGTGCCATCAGGTTTCTTTTGTGACTTAGAAGAAATGATTGTAAAAGTTGCCATTGCTTTTCCGTTAGGAGTAAAGCGCAACTCAGGGTCGCTCGCTAAGTTTCCTGCTATTGCTATTGCTGTCATGCTACATACCTCTCGTTCGTTATTGGTTTGGCGATTATGTTTAGTTGTTTTCTTATTCTGTCGCGTTCTTTAGTAGATTTTCCACCCCAAATGCCGACTACTTTGTAATGTAACGCATAGGTCAGACATTCTTCTTTCCAGTAGCATCCATTACAAATCCTCTTGGCTTGCTTGTTCTCTTCCGTTATCTGATTCTTCTCGGGAAAGAAATAAATCGTGTCTATCCCCCAACAACTCGCTCCCTGAAAATTCCAAGGCATCACTATTTTCATCAAGTTCCTCTCCGACAATTAAACGATTAGGGGAAGTAGCATCTAACTTAGCCACAATTCTTCCGTTTCGCCATACCTTGCCAGCAACTACACCATCATAAAAACTAGGCTTAGGCTGTACTAGAGAGTCACACTCTTCCCAAAAAATACATCGGGAACAATAATTTAATGCGGGTTGTGCTAAATCTAAATTGAATTGGTCAAAGAGCCAGGGGTCAGCATCACGGCACGGCGCTTTAGATACAAATGAACCCATGTTGTAATTTTAGCGCGAGGTTTCATCATTGTTATTTATTTCGGGGGTCTTGCGTGTCGCCCAATCCCCGTAGCGCTCGCGTATCAATGCGTTAAGTAAATTGATTCTTTCTTCTTCGTCCTTGGGTCTAGTTGTCTCTGAGTCCGACATCATCGTTGCCCTCCCAATTTTTTAATCCGTGGTGAACTAAACCAAGATGTCGCCAATCAGGATTTTGGTCATCGGCAAGAGTCAGGGTCCAGTAATCCTTATCGCCTTCGCCCATCCATTCAGATACTAAAACCCATCCCGTACAGATAGCAGGTTCAACAAAGGCGATGCGCCCGATTTCGGCGAGCGCATCGTCTATTGCTGAAGGCTTCTTTTGTTCTTCTTCATTTCCCATTTAGGGAGGTTAATACCAAAAGTTAGAACTCCAAAAGCGCCACGCCGAGCAGGGATTCGAATATCGATGTTCGATATAAACAAGTCCTCGGGTTACTTGGTCCTCGACTGATAAGTCAGGGTCAAGTCCGAGTATTTGTGGAATTCCGCCAGCATGAAGTTTTTCTCCATTTTGGTAGACGGGTGTTTTGTTGTAAGCGCTTGGACGCCAGTTTGATTCCTTGGTCCAAAGCGATAGCAAACATTCCCATTGAGCGGGAGTATCCCAACCATAAGCACCAAGACTCTTCTTAGCGAACTCTTTAGATGCTTCAGGAGTGCGTTCAGTAAGTATTGGTTTGATGATTACTTGAGCCGCTTGGGCTGGTTCGTCAGGTGGGATGTGGAATGGATTTAGAAGTATAAATCCGATAATGAATAAGGCGACTGGAACTGGTTTCGAAATAACTTTTTCATAGAATCGCATATTCCTCCATAGTTAGGAGTGAACATTCATTCGCTACTGGATGTAGCGCTCTTCTGTTGTCGGTATCTGACCGACCTCACTTTGGCGAGTAGGTGTTTTGCGAACCTGTTAAAAGGGTACATCATCAAGATGAATGAGTGTCAAGGGAGGGCGCTCGGTGGCGGAGCGATGAAAGTCACGCTAGAGAGAGGACGGACGCGTGACAGGCGCTACTACGCCACCGAACTATTGGGTACCCGCGTTAATGATACCCCACACATAACCATGAAAGGATAGAAAGTGGTTATGTGGTTCATCCCGCCAATCTAAGAAGAGACCGACGGGATGAATTCTGTTTGTTACTTAGTCGATGCGAGAATCAACATAAGCGTTGATTCCGTAACTTTTAAGGACTTCTACTGCTCCCTTAGCCGCGGCACACGCTCTTTCGTAACTTTGGTCACGACGGATGCTTGGTGCGAACTCCCAAGAACTAACAGCGTAACCGCCGTAGTAATGAGATGAACCAAGTCCACGCTTCTTCAATTCAGCGACGAATTTTCCTCGCGCTGGCTTGATTACTACTGAAGCGAAACCGCATACTCCACCTTCAATGAAATATGTTGGCTTTGATTCGTCAATTTTATTTCCGAAGAAAGTTGTTGGAGTACCGACAACGATTGGTGTTGGTCGGCAAGCCTTGACCGCGGCTTCTGCCGCTTCTGATACCTCGACAAGAATGTCGTAAGCGCTCTTTGCTTTAATTGCTGTTGTCATTATTTTGCCCCCTCTTTAATTTTTCTCTGATGAAGTTGAATCAATCGACCTATTGCTTTTGCATATTCAGGTTGCTTTGCAACTGGTTGAGCAAAAATTGCTCTATCTAACTGGTCTATTGCCTTAGCAATCTCTTGAACAGTCATCTCTTCAAGCGGCTTCATTTTGTATCCTCTCTCTTGGTTACAAAGTAAGTATATCAAACCCTAGTTAAATAATCAACTGAAGTTATCAGCAAAGTAAATATCTCCAGCCAATCTTTGAGCATCTTGCCATGCTGTCTCACCGTAGAAATACTTTGTCTTTCCACCGCCGACAACCTTGAAGAAATCATCGTCAATATCAGCAACAAAAACTTTTGCTACTGAGTTAGAGATGAATCTGTTTTCTTCCCATTTCTTAACTTGAGAAACTTTTGGCTTCATTAAACTTCCTCCCTCACGGAAAATGCCTTGATGATGTATTCCTTGTATCCAGCGGCAATGTACTTTTCACCAAACTGCTTTGCAATCTCTCTCTTGGCGAAGAAATACTTTTCTTTCCAGCCAACAATCTCTACTTCGTAAATTGTCATTTCCGTTCCCTCTCTCTCGGTTACAGGATAAGTATACCCTACTGGGGTTAGGAATTCAACTTGAAACGAAACATTCTTTTCGC